GTTGTATTGCTTGTTGCGTAGTCGTTAGTACCGACAGTAGCACCATTGAATGCACGACCCAATTGGATCAAGCTAGTGTCTACTTGCTTGGCAAGCGCATAGCCAGCGTCAGCAGTGTAAAACTGGCGCAAGCTGTTCAAGGCTTGTGCTTCAACGATGTCCTCAATGAAACGTGAATACTCAAAGTGTTGGTTAATGTTAACCAGAACTTCTGTCTCAGTGTCGGCAATCAATGTAACGGCAGTAGATGCCGCTTTTGCTGAAGCTGAACCACGGGTGGGGGCGGGAATGTGAACAGTGTCACCTTTCTTGCCCTTGAAGTTCATCTTCATTACGATGTTAGCCAATACAAGGTTTTTCTTGTAAGCGGCTACGATTTCATCTGACCAGATTTCTGGAATGAACTTTTCTGCGGTTGTTACTGTTACCGCTGGTGTTGGATATGCCATAATTAAATCTCCTAAAGTTTAACGAACCCGACCCTCTTGATAGGCTTGCATGATTTCATCACTTAAAGCGTCATATCGATTTGGGTCTTGCATTTTGAGCCGAATAAGGTCAGCCCTTCTGTATACTTTCTTTGATGATTCACCAGAACCACCTATATCAACACCTACTGCCTTTAAGTTCTGCTTGCGAGTTACCTCGCCATCATCACTCGTTTGCTTCTGTTTAACAGAACGTAGCTGTTTATAGGTAGATAGCAATTCATTGGCAGAGTCGTAATCATATCCCGCATCGGCTTGCTGAAAGATTTTAATGCGAACAGGGCTAGACTTCACCCAATTTGCAAAATCCTGTTCTTTGGCAATTTCACCAAAGTCGGGATGTTCTTGCGCTAACCTTTGCTGAATTTGCGCCCTTTTCATTTCTAGCGTTGCTTGTCGTGCCGCTAGGATGTCAGGGTGATTATCAACTGTCCTTTGAACTGCCTTCTGTGGATTCTCAAAGAAATCTACTTCAGGCTCTTCCTGCCTAGTCTGTTGCTGTCGTGAACCAAGGTTCTGTTTGATAAGTTCATCGGCTAACCTTCTGACCTCGCCTACTTCCTGTGCTTGCTTTCCAATTAGCTTTTCAGCCTCTTGGTGCATCTTCACAATCTCGTCTAAACTTTTTTCCCTGTATTTCTCAGGAAGTTCAGGCTTTTGCTCGATCTTCTGCTGTTCGATCTCTAACTCACCCAACTCTTCTTTGTCATCATCAATCAACATACTTTTTCCTTTTCCTGCCGTCAATCGGTTGTAGGAGATTCAACTCGGCATAATTGCTTATGAGTTGAGTTTCTGCTCGGCTTTCAATCTATCTAAGTGACTTTTCTCGAACTTCCCATGCGATGATGGAAACGCTCCAGACCACCCTTCTAGCTTAAAAGCTGGTGCAGATAAAATGCGATGAGTCTCCTCACCACAATCACACACAAGACTTGTTGTCTCATAATCAACAAATCTATCTGTCTTATGCCCGTTTATACAGGCAAATTCATACATTCTTCTCATTTAAGTCCTCAAATGCTCTTTCGCTGACTTGTTTTAAGTTTTTCAGCCAAATAAGTATAGATAACTCACCTTTTCTGAATTGTAGACTTTTTTCATCTGCAATTGTTGAAATATTATTCAAAGGTTCTATCATTTTGTCAACATCCTCCATCAAATCTATCCAACCTTGTGTGGACATTGTGGAGAATCTCTCTTCGTAGTACTTTTGAAGTTCTGGGTTCATTGTCTAGTCATCTGTTTTTCAACAATCTTAGCCTTGTTTTGAATATCCGCTTCTTTAAGCATCAATTCAGCAACTTTGACACGCTTATCGAACTCTCGTGAAGCCAAAGCGTCATCAGTTGGGAGGTTCTTGGTATTAGCCGCCATACTCTTTGCTTGCAACTCAATAGGCATCAATTGCGCTTCAGTCAATAACTTTTGCGCTTCAGCCTTGTTCTGCTCTGCTTGTGTAGTTTGGACAGCAATCTGAGCCTGAGCCAGTTGCATAGCCAATTGTTGTTGCATCTGAGCCGCTTGTTGAGCCTGTGGATCAGCCGTAGCCATCTTGTCTAGCATCTCGATCAACTCAAATCTGTTTGACAGAGAAGAATTAGCCATGATGCCCTTCAAAATGATGGGCAAAACAGGCGTATTCGGGCCAAGAGTCTGGAGTAGGGCAATGAACTGTTGTTGCTCATGCTCTCTAGCAATGATTCCGAGTGCTGCTGTAGGAATGAACTTCATGTCCACAGTAGGGTAACGCTCAGGGTCAAACTGCATATAGCGGTAGGCGGCTTTGGTGATGAAGGGGATCATAAAATCCTCTTGGAAGTTCACCAAGGTACGCTTGTATTTCTTAATAATCGAGGCAGTAGCCATCGAAATACCGCCCTGACCAGCATCTCTAGAGACCGCAGTAACCATTCCCTGTGAGTCAAGAGTGCCTGTTGCCATTAAAAGCATACGCTCAAACTCTTTGGCAGTTGTCAGGTTAGAACCATCAGTATTACCAAACTTGAACGGAAACAGAATCTCACTGGGATTGCCGTTTGTCAGGATAGCTTTACCTGGCTTAACTTCAAACTTAGCACCCCTTGGTAAACGGGTAGCATCCATAGCCATCATTGGGCTAGTTGTGAGGGCTAGTGAATCTAAGTGTGAACGAACTTGGGCATCTATGGCTTTTTGTGAGTTGTAAGCCTTCTCAACAGTACCACGACCCAACAAGCGATTAGGAACTGTATCGTCCTGATAAGCAAGGATTGGGCGGTCTTTCATCATGTATGGATTGGCTTCTGCTTTGAGAAGCGTTCCATCATTGGCAATTACTACAATTGCTTCAACCAAATCTGAATACTCATCTTGGATGGTGTCTTCAGGGAAGAAATCCTCTACTTCACCATCTTCGTTTTCCAACTGTTCTAGGTACTCACGGGGGACTAAACCATAGTAAGTAAGAAGTTTTACTTTGTCATCTTCGTACTGGGATACCTCTTGGGTAGGCTCTAAGTCAGTATCCATAGAATCAGTACCGACCTTGACCTTTCGGTAGATGCCTTCTTCTTGACCTTTGACGATCTTGTGGATAGAGACATACTTCTCGATAGCCACGCCCATACAGTCATCAATAGATGTTCCATTAGGGTCAAACAAGAAGTTACGGGGGTTAACAGGAACAATCTTGACTGCAATGCGGTCTTTTTCTACCACTCCGATAGCGGCTTGTCCCATTTGACCAGGAATCGGTTGTGTTGCAGGAACAAAGACTTTCTCTGTTTTGACAACAATCTCACCGATACCAGTGCCATAAATCTCAGCCAACAACTCAATCTGGTCAATAGACTTGCGAATCTTGTCTACTTTAAAGTCTTCCATGAGTTGTGCTTTGATAGCAGCAACATCAAGGGGGCTACCATTGACATCACGAATATCGTCTTGAATGTCAAAGAACTCACCCTGACCAAAGATAGCTTCCATGATTTCGGCATGGCGTGTCTCTACGGCTTGTTGGGTAGCAGGGGTAACGATTCTTGAACGCTCGGATTCACGGGTTTTGTCTTGGACATCCCACTCACCATTGAAGATGCGCTCGTACTCTAGCCAATCATCAAGACAGTTAACATCTCTCCAATCCCTCCAACGATCACAATGGTTAACAACAAAGTTAACTATTTCCTTGTCGGACTCGGTTGGTTCTTGATATTCCATCTTATACCCCACTAATAATATCTACTGGTTGCCATTCCTCGCTCTCATCTTCTTCCATATAAGATGTAACAGCCAGTTGGTCAATGTAACTAAGGGAGTCAGGCAAGTCATCGTGAACCCCTTGAGCAGGGAACAGGATTAACTGGTCTACGAACTCATCCCAATCTTCTTCCGAATTTAACACAATTCTGCCATGTTCGAACCTACCTTGTAAAGCCCAGATGATTCTGTCTGCTTTTTTTCTATTTCCATGGGTCAAATCTATGATGTGGGCATAGGTGTTGTTCTTTCGCATTAAGTCGCTCAGATAGGGTAAAACAGCGTTCTTTAGCGCCCCCCTCTCTATCCCCACACTTAAAGGGCGGTAGTCCCGAATAGCAATCAATATCTTGGAGGCGGTCTCTCGGATGTCCCATCTTCCATGTTCAATCTTCTCAACAAACCACTTTCCATCGTCTGTTACCTTAACGATTGAGATAGCAGACTCATCTAGACGCTTCTTTGAGTTGGCAGCTTGTTTGGCAACCTCCTCAAATCCTGCCAGGTCAACAGCGATGTAATAACTTCCGTGTTCAGGTTTAACCCCGTATTTGATCCACTCTTCCTTGAAGATGTCTGAACCCGCATTGGTGAAGGAAGCCATGTATTCTTGCTTAAAAGCAAAAGAACTCAGGGTTTTCTTAGCGGATTCAATCTCTGCTTGGTCAATCAAAGGGTTATCAGCAGTGGTGAAGTGCCAAGATTTCCAATCAGGATCATCCTCACTCTCGCCCAACTTAAAGGTATCGTAGAACCAGTTGCGTCCTTTGGGAGTGCCAATAAAGAGTGCTCTCCCCCTTTTATCAGACAAACTGGCTCGAATGACCTGTTCCCATGCCTCGGGTTTAATATCAGCAACCTCATCGAGAACGGCATAGGTCAGACTGACACCACGGAGCGTATCAGGCCGATCTGCACCACGAACGTATATCCTAGCCCCGTTTATCAGGGTAATGTCTAGATTGTTTACATGACTGCTCTGAATAACCTCTCTGCCAAGGTCTAGCAACAAGTCCCAAATGATTTGACGACTCTGCCCCATGGTGGGACTAACATAAAGAACCGCAGAGCCTTGTGGACACTTGAGTCCCTCAATCAGTAGGGTAACTGCCGCCATCCTAGACTTACCGCACCTACGCCCAGCAGCCACAACCTTGAACCGAGTCGTATCCTTAAATACCTCTTGTTGCCAAGGAAGTAGAGAGAAATTGAGATCAGCCATACTTAGCCTCTACATCTTCAGGTTGTTCAGTATCGATTATTGTTGGTTCTTGCCCTAAACCAGTGATATTGATGGTTACGGCACTTCTCTGACTCTTATCCTTTTCAAACAAAGAAACAGGAAGAGTCCTATCAAGACACATCTTGAGGGCTACTAATTGATGGGGATGCTCATCATTAAGGGCTATCTCAATAACCTTCTGAGCCACATCCTTACCACCAGACCTAATCATCAGCTCTTTAAGCTCCTTCAGACGTTGATGGTCTGTCTTAGGCAGTACTAAGGGTGGATTGTCAGCAAACCTCTGTATGGTCATCTTGACACTCCCCTTTGGTCTTCCTCTTCCTCTTTTTTCCATTTTCTCCTCCTTGGAATGGATTAGTTCATTTTAGCTTTTTCTGAGGATGGGAAGTACCACAAATATCTACACACACAACCTACCCCTCCCCCCCCATACATCTCACCACCTAGGGTTTACCCTCATGTCTTTTTATACAGTACTGGCCACACATACAGCATAGGGTTTACCCTTATGGTTATTTGTACAGTCTTTCCAAATGCGAATGATTCTCATTTACATTTCATGCAAGTGGGAAAGAGCGATGCACCATTTTGGTTGTACTTGATCTGAATGCGAACGATTCGCGTTTACTCTCTCTTACTCATTCCTTTGTGTTATCCCTTACTGGTTTATCTAAGTTGGGGCTGTCTATTGTCTCGCGACCTATATTTAAAATAGTCAATGGCATGTCAGGTCTGAAACCCTTGTTGTGCGCCTCTTGGTACACATCCAACACGTTTTCAAAACCTCGGCATAAATTACCCTTACCAGCAGCCAACAAGATCATTCTTTGAGGGTCTGACAATGTTCTCTGAAAGTATCGGGTCTGAGGGTTTGAGGGTCTTCCCATTTTCGGCCTAGAAATTGATTTATTTAATTATTGCATACTTTAATTCTAAGGGTAAGTACTGATAGGGTTTTGGAGGGGTCAATAGAATCAACAACTTACGAGAGTTGGCACGATTCTTCCCTGCTTATATAGTGAGAGGGTAGATTTTTACTCTCTCTCTTATCAACTCTTAATAGGTGTCAATTATGAAAAACTTTCCAAACATCGAAAAATCTGCCTTTCGTAAAGGTGAATATGTTGGCTATTGTGAAGGCCGTATTTATCACATCAGCAAGTCTAATAGCAGCTTTGGCACATGGTTTGCCTATGACTGCGAAAACTACAATGACCAAATTTTTGCGTTTGGTTTAGAAGCAATGTCCAACAAGTTGCAAGCAAAGGCCGCATCATGAAA